GAAATAAAAAGGAAGCAACTTGTTAAAAGACTATAGTGTTGAAGTACAAAAATTATTTTTAGAAATGATGCTCAGCGATGCTGAATCATTTGTTCGTGTTCAAAATATCTATAACCCAGAAAACTTTGATCGAAGTATCCGTGCGGCGGCGCAATTTGTTAAAACTCATTATGAAGAGCATGGCTCACTACCTATATTAGAGCAAATTAATGCGGCCACTGGTTCTAAGTTAGAATCATTGCCAGATCTTCCAGACGGTAATTTAGATTGGTTTATGGAAGAATTTGAAGGTTTTACTAAGAAGGAAGAACTTAGTAGAGCTATTCTTAAATCGTATGATATGTTGGACAAAGGTGAGTTTGCCCCAGTAGAAAAATTAATCAAAGATGCGGTACAGATTAGTTTATTAAAAGATATGGGCACAGATTATTTTGCCGATCCTAAAGGTCGTAATGACAAGTATTTTAACAGTGGTGGGCAAGTAAGCACTGGCTGGCCGAGTTTAGATAAAATTTTATATGGTGGATTTAGCCGTGGCGAATTGAATATTTTTGCTGGCGGATCCGGTTCTGGTAAATCGTTGGTTATGATGAATATTGCTATTAGTTGGCTAGAGCAAGGACTAAGTGGAGCATATATTAGTTTAGAACTTAGTGAAGAATTAGTTGGATTGCGTACTGATGCCATGCTGTCTAGTATGTCAACTAAAGATATCCGTAAAGATTTAGAAACAGCTGAATTAAAGATTAAAATGTTTGGCAAAAAAGCTGGACGATATCGAGTAAAATCATTACCGGCACAAAGTAACATTAATGATGTGCGTTCATATTTAAAAGAAGTACAAGTACAAACAGGAATCAAAGTTGATTTTATTATGGTTGATTATTTAGATTTATTGATGCCAGCTAGCGTTAAAGTTAATCCAAATGATCAATTTATTAAAGACAAGTATGTGGCGGAAGAATTGCGTAACTTAGCGCAAGAATTAGGGATATTATTAGTTACCGCATCGCAATTAAATCGCGGAGCAGTTGAAGAGATTGAATTTGATCATAGCCATATTGCTGGTGGTATTTCTAAGATTAATACCGCAGATAATGTATTTGGTATCTTTACAAGTCGTGCTATGAAAGAACGTGGCCGTTATCAATTACAATGTATGAAAACTCGTACAAGTAACGGAACAGGTCAAAAGGTAGAATTAGACTACAATGTTGAAACAATGCGTATTACTGATTTACCCGAAGATGCTACCCCAGTAAATTCATTCAAAAAATCTAACATTTATGATAGTATAAAAACACAAAGTAGGGTTAACAATGGAGAAACCGTTGATAATGATGCTGGTGAAATTAGTAAAATTACAGCCGAAGTACAAAGTAGTAAATTAAAGGCATTGTTGGGGCAAATTAAACAGAATTAAAAGCCAGGCTATAAGTTAAATTGTAATAAATAATAAAAAGGTTCTGGCAATTATGCAAAAGAAAACCCGCAGTTTATTAGAAGAATTAGACAGCATGTATATTGAGCGTGACCGGCGCCATATAATTGAAAATCGTGCCTCCAATATCATTGCATCCGCTATTAGTTTATTAGAACAGATTGACGAAAACTATCCCGCAGATCAAGCAGAGAACCTTACACGTAAATTAATTAACGCGATTAAACTTCGTAATCCCGACAAATTTACTCGTACAGTAAGGAAGACTGATGCAAATTCATGAAATAACCAAGCGCCAGCGTACAGACGAAGGTTTATTAGATAAAGTCAAAAATACTATTAGTGCGGTTAAAACTAAAGCGGTAGCAGCGGGTGATCGTTGGCAGGAAAAACATTGGGATAAAACCCAAGATAACCGAAACAAACAAGCAGCTGATGCTGCTAAAGTGTTATCAAGAAAAGGTTTTAATGTTGATACCGCAACTCCAGCCGCACAAGCCCAAACTCCTACTAGAGTAAAACAACAACAACAACAAAAAATTGCTCAACTACAACAAGCATTTGATAAAGAATTTGATATACACTATCAAGTAAATCCAGACGCTGCCGAAAAAGCCGCTCAACAAAAGGCAGCCTCTGCCGTTCAGCCAGTCCAGCCAGTACAACCTAATGCTACAACACAACCCTATTCAGCACAAACACAACAAAATGTAAAAGCGCAAAATAGACAGATGAGTCCACGATCAGGAATCAAAGAAGACAATGTAAATATGAGTCCAGGTGGCATAGCAATACCAGCTGGCGCAAAAACTGCTAACCGCATTACAAAAAAAGATATTGCTACCGAATTCCCCAGTTGGATTAATCAACACATACCTGGTTTAAAAAATGTTTCTCCTGAAGTTGACGCAAAATTAGATGCTATTTTTAACAAAATGAAGACAACTCGAGATCCTAAAGCTGTTGACACGGCATTCCAGCAATATGCTGATTTGGCACTATCTTCTGTAAGTAATGCGACTCAAGGTCAACAAGCTCAGAGTGCAGCATCGCCAAGTGCTCAATATGCCCAACGAGCTATTGCTGATCAATTGGGTATTGGTCCAGAAGCTATTGCTAAATTACAACAACGCATAGCACAAAATAAAGAACAGATTAGCAATACCCATACAGGTTCTAAAACTATAGATACATTGATTCAGGCGGTAACTAAAAAATGAGATTACTTAAAGAGGGCGGCAATGTTTTTAAAAATAACGATGGCCAAATAACAACACAACGTATCAATCAAACTGATGTTAAGACAACATTACAATGGCTTGAGCAGATGGTTGACCTTGATTTAATAAACAATACACTAGGTAGTACAGGACTTAAACCTACATCCGGAGATTTGGATGTAGCGGTAGATACTAGTCAAATAACACCCGAACAATTAGTAGCAGAACTTACACAATGGTGTATAAGTCAAAAATTAAATCCACAAGAATACATTAAAAAAGGTGGAAATCAAGTACATTTTAAAACCCCTATAGTCGGTAACCCTAATAACGGATATGTTCAAACTGATTTTATGTTTATGAAAGATGTAGGCATTGGTAAATTCTTTTTGTCTGCTCCTGGAAATTCAGAATACAAAGGCGCGGACAGAAATATATTAATTAATTCTCTTGCTAAAGCATTAGGTTATAAATTAGATCAACGCCGTGGTATTATTAATCGTGCCAATGAAGAAGTTATTGAAACAGATCCTGACAAGATCGCTAAACTTTTACTCAACCCCGGTGCTACCAAGGATGACTTGTACTCGGTGGAAACTATTGTCCAGGCATTAAAAACCGATCCTAAAAAAGATGAAAAATTAGCAGATGCTAGAGCACATTTTCAAAGAGTTGGCGTCCCATTTTTTGAAAACACCAGTACAGAACTTTATACAGAAGTTAGTTTCATGGCTCGATTGCGTGATCGTATTGTTAATCAAGGCATGGAAAAATTAATTGAAAATACAGAAGTACAAGGCGGCAAAGCCAAAGGCATCGAACATATTGAAGATCTAGTGTTTAGAAAAGGAACCGCAGGTATTAAAGAAGCACTTGCGGTTATTGAACATCTTAAAGATAACACAAAATCATCTGTTACAGTTAAATGGGACGGAAAACCTGCGGTAGTATTTGGGCGTGAACCCAACGGTACTTTTGTACTAACTGATGTAGCTGGTTTTGGCGCTGTAGGTTATAATGGTATGTTTACAAGCCCACGGCAAATTACACAACATTTAGCAAATAGAGATGCTGAAGCAAAAGCACAAGGAAAGTCGGCTAATCGTGTAGCTCAATTAGCGCCAATCTATCAAACATTATGGCCTATGCTAGAAGCAGCAACTCCAAAAGATTTCAAAGGTTATATTCAAGGCGATTTATTATATATTTCAACCCCTTCAGAGGTAGCCGGAGCCTTTGTGTTTAAACCAAATACTGTAGAGTATAATATTCCTGCTAGTTCTAAATTAGGTCAAGAAATAGCCAGTAGTCAAGTAGGTATTGCTATACACACTTATTATAAAGAACAAGGCGCTAGTAAAGAACCATTAAGCAAAGTTAATTTAAATTCAGTTCCAGGGTTATTATTAATTGAACCCATTGCCCCGCAAGAAAATGTCAAACCTACAGACAGTAGTTTAGTTAAACAATTAAAAGGATTAGTAAGCTCTAGTGGCACAGCTATTAATACATTGTTTAACCCAGCCGAACTACGACAATTACAAATTAGTGATTTGCCAAAACTATGTGTTGACTATATTAATAGTTTAGTTAAAGACGATACAGTAGCAGACTTTGATACTAGTAAATTGTTACCTGGGTTCGGCAAATGGTTACAAACTAAAGTATCTCCCCGCAAATACAATAATATTGTAGAATACTTACAAAGCCCAAGAAGTAATATGGACGGAATAAGTGCGGCGTTTACAGCCTTTGTATTGTTACATAATATTAAGATGGACATGCTACAGCAATTAGATCGACAGCACCCTGGGCAAGAGGGTTGGGTAATTGCCCATCCAGGCGGGATTACTAAATTTGTTAATAGATTTGGTTTTTCTCGGGCAAATGCAGCCCAAAATTCTCCACAATCCTAACCCAACTCCTTAATTTTTTGCCGTTTGGCTAAATACACGTAGGACCTTTGAGTCCACATACATAAGGAGATTTAAAATGGCACAGATTCCATTAGTATCAGGCGGTTCACAACCAGTATTTTCCATTGACACACGCAATGGCCCACAATTAGCAGCTAACGTTGCTTATACTCCAGCAGCTACACCTACAAACTTCGCAGGTCCAGCTCTTGAGTTTTATCAAATCGGCAACTTGTCTGGCATTCAAAACCAAGCTCAAGTTAACGGCGCTGTTCAAGTTATCAACCAAGCATTACAACAGTTTTGCACAATCGCTATCGAGCAAGTTAACACAAACTCTATTAGCGTAGCTACATACCCATTAGCCGCTTTTGGTGGCAATGCTAGTGTTTCCGCTGCAGCTGTTCAAGCTCTTGTTGTTGCTTTGGGCAATATCCAAATCACTAACAGTGGCGTAACAACTGGCTTTAGTGCTACAGGCGCTGAAGTAACAAATTTAGGCTTCAAGTTAGCAGCATCTTAATTTTAAAGTTTTCTTTAAAATGTCAAGAAAGCGCCGCAAGGCGCTTTTTTGTTGACTGGATTTTCTAAGCATAAGTAATCATGCTCGTGTAGTAATCTTGTCTTGCATAGGGCGAGACTTGATAACACACACATACACACAGGAGAAAAACATGAGCAAAACACCTTACGAGATTCGTCTCGAACTTCTTAAAATGGCTAACGAGGTTCTCGCAACGCCAGTTTTCCAAACACGCCAAGCACTAAGCGAAGAATACCATTCCAAGCTGAATGATGCCAATCGTGGTACACTTCCTTACCCAACCATGCCAGACTTTCCGTCCAGTACGGATATTGTAAGTAAGGCTGAAGAACTTAACAAGTTTGTAAGTCAGCAATAAACAAAGCCCCGCAAGGGGCTTTTTATTGACTATATCGTAAATTTTATCGTAAAATCTTATAAATAATCATATTATCAAAAAAGGTAAACAATGTCATTAACGATTGGAGCGGGATTTAATGTAGGTGCTGGATTTAGTATTTCAGTGGCGCCGACTGCTACGGCGGGTGCTACTACAACTGTATCAGGAATTGAAAATACAGCTATCACTAGTTTCAGCCCATTTAGTAGTGTTACTGGTGGTATAGCGCCATATACATATTTTGTTAGTTCGGGTACACTACCTACTGGTATTACTATTAATTCAAGTACTGGCTTAGTATCTGGTACTCCTACTGTACTCCAATCGTCTGCCAACGTTGTGTTTTCTGTACGAGATGCTGCTAATTCT